TTCTTGTGCTTCTTTTAATGTCGGTTTTTCTTCTTTTTTTTTGAATACTTTAAACATAACGTACTCCTTTCTTCCCACAATTTACTATATAACGTAGTACACGTCAACACTAACTCTGCATTTTTTTACAGATTATCTCTTGCAGTAGTCCCCTTGTATGTTCCATTTGCCATTGGCCCAGTCACAGTTCCGAGCCAAGAAGTTGGCCCTAATTCCGTAAACTTATATGATTTTACTCTACCAGCTTGTTCAAGTGCTTTAATGGTGTTTTTTATTGTGGTACTCTGGTTATCTTCTTTTTGTAAATCTATTACAAATGGTTCTATAGGTTGCATTGTTTCTAAACGCGCACGAACCCCATTATATTTACCGTCTTTAGTTAATGCTTCACCGTTTCGCTCACACATGTCGATAAGCTGGTATAAATTATCTTGTCTTAAACGTAGGGTTGGCGAGAGAGCTAAGTTACGAATATCTTGTGATCTATCCTCAAGTAAACCTGTGTTTTGATTCCGAATAAAGTGACGTATATCACGATTAGCAGGCCCGTTTGATTTGACCACACCACCATCGAATACGGTGTTTCGTGTATATGTTATGTTCAAATCTTTACAGCGTTCACGACCGATCCTTTCGTCCACTTGCCATACGGAGAACGCAGACCTAACGCCGTCTACAATAGCTGATGTACCCCTGATAAGGTTACGCGCCTGTTCTGGCGTTTTAATGGGCTCATTCTCTCTAATTTTAGCCATATGGTGATTAACCATGACTGTTGCACCTGTTTCTGTGGATAGCTGTGCAAGCATACCCATGAAAGCGGCTCCTGCCGCAGGATCAGCGTTTATGTCTGCATGAACAAACGATGCCATTGGATCGGCAATAAACAAAGCTAAGTTATCAATTTCTAATATCTGTTCGTACAGCCTTTCAAAATCTGAGCCCATGACATACGAGTTATCTATTCTCTGCATCATTGGGAATACACCACCTAAGTTTGGCAATGGCAAAATTCTCAGATCGTGTTCATACTCAAATCGTTTACCTCTGGGATCTAATCTCTCAATACGTCTGTGCAGTTCATCTTTATCGTCTTCCGCTGTCATAACGACAACATTACCGTGATTAGCCACTAGACCGCCAAAAGAGTTCTGCATTGATTCTCCTGATGCTACTTTCATAGCGAGATCAAGTGTCATCATTCCTTTTCCCGAATCACCTGCCGCCGCAAAAACAACAGGAACGCCCAAGGGGATCGTGTCTGCAATCAGAAACTTTTGTTCCGGCGCCCTACCGACAAACATTTCTGATACCAATAAACTCTTATCTTTGAGAGAAATGTTTTGTTTAGTCTTGTGCTGTGGTTCATTTAAGAACTTATTAATGTCAAAACCTTCTGTGATTGCGTCAGAAACATCCCACTTCTCAGGCTTACCTCTAGGTGGCGACAGCATTGTTACGGATGTAGCCCCTGCCTTGGAGGATAAATCCTGCACTAATTTTGCGATCTTTATGCCTGCGCTATCATTGTCAGGCCATATAATGACCTGTTTGCCCTGCAATGGAGAGAAGTCATAGCTTGGAGCTGACTTAACAGACAACATGCCTGCACCCCCTAAGTTACAGGTTGCTGTGTAGCCCATAGCTTTTAGATCATCTGCACACTTCTCGCCTTCGACCCAGATAACGCGCTCTGCTTCCAGAATGTCTGGAATATTATACAAAGGACGTGTCTCTGGCATTTTAGGAAACGTGCTTTTGCCAGAGAACTGCCTAAACTCTTTTTTAGCCTTGCCATCCGATCCTCGCATAATCTCACCAGAGTTATCTCTAATAAGGTATCTACGGACAGAACAAATGATTTCACCATCTTCAGACACATAGAAATGCTCACCGTCAAAGGGAGTATTAATATCTATCTGAACCTTTGCTCTTGTTGGCTCTGGTGCATCTAAGTTTGGTTTTATTGGGTTTTCTGGTGGTCTGGTACGTTCTTGTCCATCTAAGTAATCACTGAAATATTCTGTAACATCTCTCAGGGTCATTCCTCGACCCTCCATCATAATCTTTGCAATGCCCCCAATACCCTCGTTTGTATTGAAATCCATGCCTTGCATAAAGTCTGCACGGTTTACATCGACTGATATTTTAAGAGATTTACCTACTTCACCGTTTAACGATCCTATCTCAAATTGTGTTCCACGGATTACACCGTTTGGATATGTATTCACCAGTGCTTGCAACTGTACGCTCCGAGGCACTTTGTCACTGATTTCTTCTGCTAAATTACTGGATTTAGTATTGCTAAGTCTTATTACTGCCATTATTCTGTACCCACCACATAAAGTTCATTTTAATCTAGGAGGGTGGTGTTTACCGACATTTCACCCTCCACTTTTTTCATCTTAATTATTCTCCCCAACACGAGTCTTGATATTCGCAGAATTTGCATAAAAAGAAATCTCTGCTTTGTGCTATGCGAGGTAGAATGTCATTTGCTTTTATACTAGTCAAGATGTCTACCGCTTTATCGCTTGCCTCTTGAGCAAGTTTTTTATCAAACGGAACTAACTCATAATATATTTCACTCGTATTTTTATTAACAACTGTAAACAAACAATCGTTATCTGATAGATCCATGTAAGCTTGATATAGAGCTATTTGCGTTGCATATACCTTGTTTGTTTTTGCAACACCGTGTCTTACAAACTCTTTAAACTTACGATCATTTGCCGATTTATTCTCCCACAATGCAGGATAATCCATAGCAACTGGCCCAGAAACTAAAACGCCATCTATATGACCTTTTATTTGGTCTTCTGCTATTGAGAACCCAAACTGCTTTCCTAACTTATCCTCTGTCTTTAAATCAAAATCTGCATCACGCAACCATTTCGCCGCATAATCCTCAATCTCATGTCCAAACTGAAAGATACGCAAGGTTTGTGCGTTAAATTCCCTTTCTGGATCAGAGGGATAGTTCATAAACCTATACTGTATCTTTCTACTGCACTCCTCACCAATAGAAGATGCGCCTATGTATTTTCTGCTCGGTATTTTTTTATTATTTTCAACTATCTTTTTGTCTACAAATTGTCCTATTTGATTTGCTAAATCTTTAGAACGGGACGCTGGTTGAGGGCCAACTTCCTGTTGACTTAAAGTAGTTCTCTTCAAGTTTATCAATGGAAATTCCTTCTTCGATTGGTGTTGCCTGTTGTAATCCGAATATTAAAACCTCTACTTCTTCTTTTGATAAATCGTAGAGTGTTTTGTTCCATCCAAATTTTTCAAATAAGAATGTTAATTCTTTCATTGGATTTGGTTTTTCTAAAAATATATCTGTCATGTTCCCCCTTTAATGTAAGTTTTTTTTGCTTTGGTTAATAAATTTTGTTTTAGGAAATAACTTAAATTTATTAATAAATTCATCAGGTGTATATAAGCTAATAAGATGATGATAATCTCTATCACTATATTTATTGTGTATATTTCTATCTTTAAACGTAATCATATCCCAATATTTTGGATCAAGATCTGGTTTAGAAGAATAAAAGCAACCGCCAAAGATAACTTGATTTTCGCAAAGGTCTATATGTTCTATAACAACTTCATCTACACGATCAAAACATTCCATGTCATCATTAGGATTTTTTACAAAACAAATCATTTTAAACTGATCTGTGAATATCTCACCCTCATCACTTTCGCTTACCAAAAAAAAGTTCAACTTAACTCTCGGCATTATCGTCTTCCTTGACCATAAATTCACCGCCTAAAGCAGAGTAACCAATTTTATCTTCCCAACTGTCCTTATGATCCATTGACGATAACAACCGGGATGTTTTAACCCAATCCATCATTAGAGCCACATGACCTTCATTAATGTCTCCATCAACAGAGTTTATAATGACGTTCCAACCATCTGCTATTCTCTGATGATTTAACTTAGCGTCCCCATAGACATCAGCTCTATCAACATTAATCTTTTCTTTAGCCGAATTTAGAAGATCATTTCTCAGCATAACCCATTTCCTTAACCATTTTATCGATTCCATCTTTATTCCACAAATAATTTAACCAACATGCCGCCTTATATTTTGTCCATGAAAAATCCATGAAGCTAATTTCAACATTATTCTTTCTTAAAAGTTCCATTTGTTTTGGCGTAGCCCTGTCATTTAACCATCTCTTACTCTTGTTAGCGGCCTTACTGCTCTCAACTTCCCTTAGAAAGTCATCAGCGGCAGATGTAGCCTGTACCTTGCCACCAATAGCAACAGCCTTCAGTCGTTTGTTTTGGGCCTTTACAAGCCCTATTGAGTTATCACCTATAGTAGCGACTATTCCAAATCCGTCAAATCCAGTAGCCATCATGCATGAACCGTTACCAAATATGTCAATCCACCTAAACGGAGACAGTTTCATAAGATCAAACTCAGTGAGCTCAAAATCATGTAACTCAGATTTATCTTGACTCTCGAACGCATGACCACAGTTTGGGCATACACGCGAGTTCTGAGGGATAACCCAGCCACAGTTAGAACATTCTTTTGTAGGAGCTAATCCCTCACCGTTTTCCTCACCACCATCAAGATTAACGCCTTCGTCTAAAACGCCATGTGTCATAATGCTTGTTCCAAAGTCTAAAACAACACAGTCTTTTTTAATCATATTAGGATATAGTTCTGGATCAATGATTCTCAAACCTCTGCCAATCATCTGAACCATTGTGGATTTGTAAGAACATGGCCTTGTCAGAACAATGCACGATACTGGTGGAGCATCAAATCCCTCAGTTAAAACAGCTACATTCACAACTACTTGAACGTCACCATACTCTAAATCGTGCAAAATCTGTGATCTATCTGTTGAGGATGTTTCGCTTGTTACAACTTCTGCATTTATATTTTCAGCCAAGAACTCACCAAGCAACGCATTTGCATGACTAATTGTAGAACAAAACACAACTGTCTTTCGATCTCCTGCCTTATCGATCCACTCTTTAACTACTCGCTGATTAATAACAGTTCGGTTCATAATGGCATCGACTTGTTCCATATCAAAGTCGTTTGCTAGTTTGCGAACTTCGTTTAGTTTGTCCTTAACACCAACGTCAATAACGTATGCTCTTGGTGGAACTAAAAATCCTTCTCGAATAAGTGTCGTTAGCTCAATCTGATGTGAGCAATTATCAAACACACTTTTTAATGCTTTCTTGTCACCTCTGTTTGGCGTAGCTGTAAAGCCAACAATCTCTGAGTGTTCATTGTCATCTCGCACAGCATTAATAACTTTTTGATATGTTTCTGCGGCAACGTGATGGCTTTCATCAATTACAACC